TCAGCATCGACGAGCGTGGTTTTTGCAGTTGCTCCGTTGATCTTCTCCGCGATGCCAGCCGCAGTCGGTGTCATCTCATCGGTCGTCAGCGCGACGGTTCCGGTGTTGTTTGGGAGCGTCCATGTCTTGTCTGAACTTGTGATCGAGGCAGGAGCTTGGAGGAATCCACGGAATGCGCCTCTCCACCATCCGAACGCTCCGCTGACTCTTGCGACAAACGAGCGATTGTTTCCTGATGAGTCTCCGAACTTTGCGTGGTAGTCGCCGTCGGTGGTGTAAGCTGTTAAACCGTTTCCGAAAACTGATCCAAAGAAACCTCCATCGGATGATCGGGATTCTCCATATACTCCAATGCCACTTGTTGAAACTGCACTTACAGCTGTGGCGGTAGTTGTACTTGCGGAAAGTGCAAAGAAGTTTGTGCCAGCAAACGCTGCCCCACCTTCCGTCCCACGTTTGACGATGGTGTTCGGAGTTCCTGCGTTTGTCGCATCTGAAATATCTGCGCTCACAAGACTGCGATTCGACCAAAGCGATGCCCCGCGCATCAATGCTTGCCCTGCGGTTGGGCTGGTGATCGACACATCGGCAAGCTCATCAAGCTCCGATCCGTTCTGGATCTTGACGAAGATCTCAACAATCGTGTTGCCCGTCTTGCGTGTGACAACTCCGAGATAAACCATGTGATTGGGTGCCACCGGTTTGTTGGCTGCCCCAAAGACCATCCCGCCAGCGGTTGTGGGTGATAGCCAGATCGGATCTCCCTCAACAGCGGTTGGAGCCGAGATGCTGACTGTCATCAGCCCCTCGGTGATGACGTAGCCGGTACCGTTGTTGGCGAGGGTTGATTCGCTGATGCCGATGGTCTTGCTGGATGTCAGCTCGGCGTTTGCTTGCGCCAGACCGATGATGATGTTGTTGCCAGATGCGCCGGTGACGTAGACGACCTCCCCTGCACTGATGGCAAGTCCGGCTTTGCACAAGACCTCCATCCCATCGCAGCGGCCGGTAATCCGTGGAGCCGTGACGATGCCGGTGAAGGTAGGGTTGGCGATCGGCGCCTTGAGCGCAAGCGCGTCGAACACCGCGTTACCTGCGACTGCATTTGCGCTGCCGTCGATGATCGTTTGATCGACTATGGTTGGTCCTGCTGGTCCGGATGGTCCGGCTGGGCCGCGTGCAGTCACAACGGTAACAGCGGACTCTTGTCCAGTCTGAGTAACGACCACTTCACCAACTGCTCCTGTTTGCGTCACGTTGCTCATATTGGGGTAATCGTTTTTCCGAGGTTGAGATAAAATATATCCGTAATGTCTCTGCCAGCATTGTTGGTGACGATGATGTCGATGTCATAAACTCCAGCAATTAAATCATCAGTTGATTGGATGATTTTGACTTTGCCATCCGCAATCGTGCAGGTCAAAAGCATTGGCTCGCAAGTGCCTTTGAGTCGCATGGCTGACGTTGCAGTGTAAGTGCCATCCAAAGTGATTGGCACGCCGTCTAGATCGACAAACTCGGCTGTTATGTCCAAGTTTTGACCTCGCTTTAAATAGATCGTGTCTGCCATGCTATGCTCCTGCGTGGATGTCGAGAATCAAAGTGACTGGTGCGGTTACACCTGTAAATGTAACCGAATCGCCTGTAAATGGATGCGCACCTGCTTGCGATGCTTGCAAGTGGACAAACGGTGCATCAATAGTCAGCAGGTTGGTGCCTTCGCCGATAGCCACCGTGCCGCTGGTCGACGCAGATCGAACAAGCATCGAATGCAGCTTCGTCATAGTCGGCAATGCGATTCCTTCGTTGTCAGTTGCGTTCCATGCGGTGCCGTTGAACTTGTAAGCTCGGGTCGTGCCGACTCCCGGCGTTGTGTCTGCCGATGTTGCTGCGGTGGTAATCCCCGCGCATGTCCCGTTGGCATGTGCCATGTTCAGCGTAGCATCGTTTGCAGCGTGGTTTATCGCGTTGGTAGTAAGAGAGTAAGTCGCGCCAGATCCGCCGACGGTGTAGTGGGCGGTGATGGCAGCGGTGGCGTTTAAGGCAGCCCTGACCTTCGTCGCAACTAGGCTGGCGGTGTTATCGGTCAAAAGCAATGCGACTGGGACGAGCAAGGGCGAGCCAGTGACAAGTGCAGATGTCACTGTCACGTTTAAGTCTCCTGCCGTAGTTGCGCCAGCGGCTGCTACAATCGTAGCTGTCTCGACTTGTGCAGTTCCGGCTGCCGTGCCTGTGACTGCGCCGGTGGACGTGTTAAGTGTAAGCACGCCAGACGGCTGAATGATCATCGCCATCGAATATGCGACGGTGGGCGGGTTTGTGTAAATAACAGATGCGAGTGATGTCCCGATTGTTTGAGAGCCTGAAACATTTACTGCGCCGGGATCGGCCGTAGCAGTCATGCCGTAACGAACTTCTGTGCCGGAAAGAGTCATAAAATACATTTCCCCGTCGAGTGGCGAAAGTCAAATTTCAGCCTATCGTAACGATCCAGATGTATTCAATGCTGTAGCTGGAGTCGTCGGTCAACAATCACGAAAAATCCAAAGACATTGAGGAAGATCCGGAAAAACCACCTCCATAGGTTGCGTTTCCGTTTGCTATCCAATCGTCAAGCCAATCTGTAAAAATATCAGTATCCGAAGCCCAAGGGTCAACCCAAGGAAATCTTTTCACTGTTTTATAAAGTCCCATTACTGAAATATTGAGATTTATTTCAGCTTTGCTTGATTCAATATCGGCACCCCTTCCTCCACTGACAACATCTCCACCGTTAATTGGAGCGCATTCAAAATTACCAGTTAAATCATACGTGCTTGATCCACCAGATATCCAAGGATCTGAAATTGTTGATCTTGTGAAACCTTGCCTAGTAAAAGTCCCAACTGTAACATCATCATTTGGATGCCCCGCATTTGAAATCATTCTCCACGGATAAATGCAATTTTGTGAGATTGTAATTTCACCCTTGGCAGGATTTGGACCGTCAAAGCTTTTAAATGGCTCATTGTCGTAAAACTTCCTAGTTATTTCTGGGAATAGTGACCCAGTAAAAACGTAAGTATCCATAAACGTAGATGTTCCAGCCCCAGTTTTTAATCTTCCGTCTTCAATTTGCGTCAATGTTCCAGACAGCGAAATAGTAGTCAATCTGTGCGGATGATTCCAATATTCCTGCAAAAAGCTATGCAAATCATACTTTTTCTCTTTAATTATCGCTAAATGTTCATCAATCATCAGAAAAATGTAACATTCCAAACTTGATCGTAACCACCATGCACAATTCCAACGATTGTTCCATAATTGTATTGGGCAATAATTGGCGGGTTTGGCGTGGTATTATCAATCTCAACTATCGCAATTGTTGTATAAAAATCAGTTTCAGTATTTACGCCTTCGGTTTGATTCCATTCAACGGTTGCCGAAACAATTGATCCATCGGTATCATCAATAACCAAAAGCCCTTGGAAATACCAAGTTCCGTCAGCTGGTTCTGTTTCGATTGTTGCATCAAATCCCGTATCACAAAAAACACCAGGAGCGGCTTGCAATTGGCTTCCTGCAGTTACTTGAAACGGTAATCGCGGTGCTAATCCGCCCTTTGCGATCGATCCCACAATCTTTCTATCTCTCAACTCTTGCAATGTGTTATTTACTTGGCGCGCCCAGCCTATTAACCCGCCGACCGTAGATGGGCGCTTTGGGATCGTAACGCTTCCTTGCAGTCTAAATTTCATCAGTAGTCGTAAAGAAACTGGTTTTTTGCGTTGTCTTGGATCAATCGGAAATCAAGTGTTTTGATAAACCTATCTGGTCCCGATTGGCTTTGGCTAGGTGAAGCAAGCATCCATGTCCAGCCAGCCCCTGGGGCGGCTGGATCGCCGGGAGGATTATTAACGATCTTGCCAAGTGAATTGAGCTGTGCAGTTGTAAATCCTTCTTCTGACTCAGTGTGGTAGCTGTATGTCCAGCCTCCTCTGTCCCATGTCTGGTCTCCTTCAGCTATGATATTGGCAAAGTTAATCGCATCGCCCACAATGAAATCAGAAAGTGTATCGTTTACAGCCAAACTGCCATCTTCCAGTAAGATTTTAACTTTGTTGACTTCTCCGTCCCACACGTATTGTCCGCTCAGAAGATACCCAAGCACGGTTTTTGCTGTTTGCGATAATTGCTCCCACTTTGGATGTGAAGAAAGCGGTTCAGCTATAAGCTGCCCAGTAAGCGTGCTGGTGGCTTGTTCTTTTTCAGTTCCACTCGAATTGGGGGACAAAAACTGATACCCTGTGAAAATGCACTTAACGATTGAAAAACCATCTCCCCGATCTGACGGTTCAAAATTTTTCAGTGATAAAAAGCGATAAATTGTTGGGACTTGTGGGAAAATAGCTTCCCATGTAGTGCCACGACTAAAAACATTTACGGTCGAAAGATCTGAGTTGCGTATCAAGACATCTTGAGACGCCTCGATGCCTCCGTTCTCTGTGTAATTAACTGAGAAGCCAGGTTGCGGCACCCATTTAAGTGAAGAGCTCAAAAACTGTTTAATTGCCATGGCTTAGGGTTGTGGTGAAAGTTTTCTGTCGATGCTGCTGAGGATTTTAACTACATTGTTTCCATCCATCGTGCTTGATGGTGGTTCTACTGCTCCACCCAAGTATTTTGATGGGATTGGATTTTTTGCAAGGTTGGCCATGGGACGAAGGGTTTGGACCAAATCTTCAATTTCTTTTCTTACAGCATCCCCTTTGTTTTCCTTAAACGCATCACTAATTTTGCCCTGTTTTGATCCCCAATCTGTCTTTCTGATTGGGTTGGTGTTTTCTAAGGTTTCCCAAAATGATTGTGCAATTTCTCGACCTACTGCTTTTATGCCGATTTTCATTCCTCCGGCGATAGCTGTCCCAATTAGCTCTCCAACCCTTACAAGCCGAGTCATATCTCCACCGACCGCTTCCTGAATTGTCTTCCCAATCAACGTTCCAAACTCGGCGAACTTTGATAAGAGTTGAGGCAGCTTAGTGTTCGCCGCATCCAATGCGACTTTCAATCCGTCATTAAATCCGGTTCCGAACGCAACTTTGAGTTCTGTTACTGCTGCTCCAAACTGGTTGATCTTGGCGTTTGTCCCAGAACTCCCCTTGTCGATTGCGCGGAAAAACCTTCCTCCTATACTTGTCGCATTTGCAAAAGCTTGTTTGACCATGGCAACGGAAATTGATCCATCTTCCATGTCTTTTTTTAAGTCTTTCATTGATCGACCGGTATCGCGTGAAATCTGTTCAAGCGGGTTAAATCCAGCGTTGACGAATTGCAAAACCTCCTGACCCATGAGCCTGCCCGACGCAGTAGTTTGAGCAAAGGCAAGTGCAAGGCTTCCAAACCTGTCAGAATTGCCCATGGACACATCGCCAAGCATTCTGAGAGTCGGCATGATGTCTTGAACTGATCCGCCAAAAGCCAAAATTGTTTTTGCTGCCTTTGAATAATCTTCAAGATTCAAAGCGGATTTTTTTTCTTCTTCACGGAATTGCTTGATAAGGCTTTTGGCTGTTTCAAAGCTACCTGTCAAAACTTCAAGTTGAATGGTTAAATCCTCTACGGATGCAGCTGCTGAAGATGATCCTTTGACGAAAGACATCAACCCAGATACCAATGCTCCGGTTCCAAGTAGCGCAGTCAGAGCTGCAAACGGTGAAAGTAGGCTTTTGCCAACGTTCATCGCCACGCCGCCAAGTGACTTGAAAGCAGATTGCACGCGAGCTAGTCCGCGCTCGACAGCTGCGCCTGCGAATTTGAGGGTAAACGTGGTGCTGATGGCCATGGTGTTTAGAAGTTGAATTTCGGTTTTGGTCGTCTCGCTATTGCCGCTAGCTTGGCGTTGATGTCCTCGGAAATCTTGCCTCGCTGCGCAATGCCTTCGATCTCACGCCCCGCCTCGATCCAAGCGCAAGACATGAGCTGGTTAACGAATGCTGCGGGTAGTTCATAAAGGATTTGATCGCTGCTGAGGTTGGATTTTCCGAGGGTGTAAATGATTACCGCTTCCGCGCACGGGTCGCAGGCTTGCGCTTTTTGATTGCCTGCGCCGGGGCTTTTTTTGGCACGGTCATTGAGGCGAAGTAGTTCTCAATTTCTTTGCTTGCGTGCGTCCAGAGTGCCACTAAAACCTTGCTTGTAGACTCCATGAGGAATGTAGTCACCCGTGACTTCGCTTGCGCTCCTTTGACGTTTTGAAGGCTCTTAGGATCGGTCGTGAAAGCAAAGCAGATTTCAGCTAGGCTGTAATCATCGACATTGCCTTTCTGGGTCATCAATGGGTTTTTGCGCTCAGTTAGCCAATGGATATGTCCATAAGTGCAGGGATAAACTTTGTGTCCGGAGACGGTTTGCGGTGTTGCGTATGCAGGTGCTGATTTCATAAATAGGAAAGGAGTTGGATCTGTTTTTTATTTGGCAGCTTGCCGTCGAGCATCACAATGGATGGCCCGGCGTTCACCACGGTTTTAGGAATGGCGGTTTTTGCCCAGTCGATTGCCGCCCAGCGATTAACGATGTAGCAGCAGATATAAGTGAGAGGAGATTCAGGCAGTTCGTGCTCCAAAGCTGAAACTCGATCTAAATCCTTGCGAATGCTGTCCCGTGCGATGCCGAGAAAAGACGCGGCTTTCTCAACCCAATCAGGTTTTGATTTCGCTCCTCTTGAGTGATCAATAAAATCCATGATCATCACAAACGGATGAGACGGAAACTCGCGGCGGAAAGACTCCTTGTGAGTCCATGCCTTGTTGATCTCCCTTGTCTCATATTGCCCACATTCTGAAAATGAGTTAAGCCGGAAAGAGAGGTAATCATGCCCATCGTCGGACTGGATTACTTCGGCAGGCTCAGGAAAACACGGCGCTATGCCGATGCTCATGCACGCGGCGAAAAAGTTGATGTCACCCGTGCGATGGGTGGAAAGGTTTGTTATCATATTTCATAGGTTTAAGCTTTAAGTTAGGCTGACTGGGGCGTTCGTCACAACTTCTGGGTGGAAAATCGCTGAGCATTCACCTGTTTCAAAATCGCTGTTAACGCGTTTTAAGCTGGCGGCATAGACAACTACGCCAGCATTGCCGACTGCGGTTCCGAAGATGCCTTTTGTATTAAGTGTCAGCGTATCGGCTGAACCGTTTGCAAGCGTAAGAACCGATGCAATAGCTGGAGCAAATCCTGCTGTCTTGGTCGTTACAACTCCAGAAAGTTTGATGTCAGTGCGTGGGTCGGAAAGCGTAAATCCTACCGTAGAACTGATGTGATTCTTGATGTCAACCTTGTCAGATTGGTAATCATAGGTAATTTCACCAAGATAAAGTCCGGTGGCTGAAGATTCATCGACGGTTCCAAAACGGGCAAGAGAAAAGTTGCGTGCGGCCATGAATGAAGATTCCATCCAACCATGGCGAAAGTCAAATTGCGCAAGATATAGCCGTCACCTTCCAAGTCGTCACACGGTATCCATCTGCCTCAGTTGTTTCTGGTGAGTTGGCAAGCAACTGAAATACACGGATTCCAATTTGCCCGTCCATCCATGCTTCTGCTTGATCCGATTCAATATATTCGGCAAGAGCGTTTCGCAAAGCATCATGCGCGGCCTTGCTGGTCGCTTGCTGTGCATCTTCGCCTGGCGTTGTGACCAGCTTAGTCTCCAATTCAATCTTGAAGATATTCCCATCCTGAACGCCTCCTGATTCAAATCGAGAAACGTTGTCGCCCTCGATGTAAACCCCAGGATATTCCTTTGTGTCCTCAGTGTCGCGCATAGCCACCGGCAGGGTGGTTCCGCGTTGAATCCATCGTTTCCATGCGTCGAGTAGTTTGTCAGTTGTCATTTTATTTTTCGTTTGAGCTTTGCGGCGATTGCCGATTCATACCATTTCACGGTCATTCGACCGCCGGTGTTGATTGCGTCGATTGCGTCGGATTTTTTGAGAACGTAATCGGTGGATACGTAGGAGATGTTATTGGTAATCTTTCCAATCGGATTCCATTGAGAGGCGATGAGCTGCGCCGATCCACCGCTTTTGAACTTGTGGGCGTATCCAGCCACGTTCTTGCCGATGGTCAGGCG